ATATATCTCAACGATATGCAGCAAGGGATGTTGCATGGATGGGTTTTCAGAAAGAAGTTCAGGCTATGTTTGTTGAAGCTGTTAGTACATATATGGATGAGTTGGATTTAGGTCCAGATTTTCCTGCTAAATATGCTTTTGAAGAGTTTAGAGTTAAACGATATCGTCATAATTCTACAGATGAATTTGCAGATCATGTTGATGTTGGAGATTATAATTCTGCTCGTAGATTTTTGGTATGTTTTTTATATTTGAATGATGTTGAGGACGGTGGAACTACAGACTTTCCAAAAATTAATTGTGCAATTACTCCAAAGTGTGCTAGGATATTAGTGTTCCCTCCAAATTGGATGTATCGCCATGCAGGTCGTCCAGTTACTAAAGGTACAAAATACATTCTCGGATCCTATCTTCACTACCTATGAACTTAGAAGTAACTATTCTTAGCAATCTAGTATACAGTGAAAAGTATACCAGAAAAGTATTACCATTCCTTAAGTCAGAATACTTTACTGCACGTGAACATAAGATTATCTTCTTAGAGATTCATGAATATGTTAGTCAGTATGATGCGTTACCGTCTCTTAACGCTTTAGGAATTGAGTGTCAAGAAAGAACTGATCTAACTGAAGAACAATTTAAAGATGTTATTGGAGTTCTAAATGTTCTTTCTGATGATATATCAGATCATGACTGGTTACTAGATGCTACCGAGAAGTGGTGTCAAGAGCGTGCGATCTACCTATCTCTTATGGAGAGTGTCAAGATTGCTGACGGTCAAGATTCCAAGAAAGATAAGGGTGCCATTCCTCAAATTCTATCAGAAGCACTTGGTGTATCATTCGATCAACACGTAGGACATGATTATGTCTCAGACGCAGAAGCAAGATATGATTACTATCATCGCAAAGAAGATAAGATCCCTTTTGATCTATCTCTCTTCAATAAAATTACGAAGGGTGGTCTTCCTAACAAGACTCTTAATATCGCACTTGCTGGTACTGGTGTGGGCAAGTCTTTGTTTATGTGTCACTGTGCTTCCTCTGCCCTTCTTCAAGGGAAGAATGTCCTTTACATCACGTTGGAAATGGCGGAGGAAAAAATCGCTGAACGCATTGACTCGAATCTTCTCAACGTCCCCATCCAAAAACTCTCGGATCTACCGAAAGTAATGTTTGAAAAGAAGATTGCAAAACTTTCTGAAAAGACTCAAGGTAAATTAATCATTAAAGAGTATCCTACTGCGTCTGCACATGTTGGACATTTTAAATCTCTTATTAATGATCTTGCTCTTAAGAGATCTATTCGACCTGATGTTATATTTGTAGATTATTTAAATATCTGTGCCTCACAAAGGTACAAAGGATCCATTGTTAACAGTTACACTTATGTCAAAGCAATCGCAGAGGAACTTAGGGGTCTCGCAGTTGAGGCGAACGTTCCGATTATATCTGCCACTCAAACTACTCGTAGCGGGTTTGGTAGTAGTGATGTCGACCTTACTGACACCTCTGAATCTTTTGGACTCCCTGCTACTGCTGATCTTATGTTTGCCCTTATTTCTACAGAAGAGTTGGAGGAGATGAATCAGATTATGGTCAAGCAATTGAAGAATAGATATAATGATACAAATACATTCAAGAGATTCTGTATAGGTATTGACAGATCAAAGATGAGGTTGTATGATATAGAGGAAGCTCAGAAAGATCTAGTTGATGCTGGTCAACCTGAGACTGACTTAGTAAAAAAGTTCACACCAAAGAAAACATTTCAAGATCTAAAGTATGACTAAGCGAGTAAACACGGATGCCTATTTGGACTTCGTTGATGCAGTAACATCTAAAGAATCAAATGATTATATTGCATTTAATTCCAGATGCTTTGAGATACAAAAGGGGGATGATGGAATCCCTGTTCATCGTTTGATAACTGCTGCTCTTGGTATGAGTGCAGAGTCGGGAGAGTTTACTGAAGTAGTAAAGAAGATTGTCTTTCAAGGTAAACCATATAGTGAAGATAATATATTTCATATGAAGAGAGAACTAGGAGATGTCATGTGGTATGTTGCTCAAGCATGTATGTCACTTGATACTACAATAGATGAAATTATAGAGATGAATGTAGAGAAGTTAAAAGCAAGATATCCTGGTGGTGAGTTTGATGTTCACTACTCAGAAAACAGACAAGAAGGTGACGTATAATGCATTTAGTTTTACCTATCATTTGTATTGGTCTGATCTGTTTAGTAATAGTCTATTCAGTTCTAAATCGATATGACCCTCATTAAAGTATGGAGGATTTGGAAGTATGCACTGGGTTCATTCTCTGACGAAAAGACTAGACGCTACGACAACTACGTTGTTATGGTACGTACTTTTATTTTCATATCTTATCTCGTCACTAACTGTTTTATTATTAGCGGAGTAATCCGACACTGGAATTAAATTATGCCATTATCAGAACAAGTTGAAACCTCTCTTGTAGAGGCACAAGAAAATTTACGCAACGCATTATCATTTGCAGCACGTACTGAGAAACCATACATATCAAAGCACATTGCAGATATGTTGTCCAATATTGATAACATTATACATGTAGTTCCTTTACTAGAGGCAGTCGAAGATGGACTTAACGATAGTCTTGGATAATAAATATTAGTGGAGACCTGTGTCTGACTAATGGCAATAACAATACCCCCACATAATAAACAAGCATTCGAAGATGTAATGAATGCATTGGGGGGTGATGATTATTCCTATTACTTATTTGATGTTAAGAATGTAGAGGACAAGGACTCAACTAAGAAAGTTCAGATAGCATTAAAAGTTTTTGTTCCTCAAACAAAAAGAACTACAGCAGTTGAGAATATACAAGGTGCATTAGATGAAAACTATCCAGGAATTACAGTTAATCCAAAGGGTACTTCCTTAGATATTCCTATAAGAGATAGGCAAGTTATTAGAATAGAAGTTAAACCAGAGAACAGTAAAGGATCTGGTGGTGGTGCTGCACAAACTGCACTAGTAGAATCTGCACAGTGTGTTTATGCTGCTATGAGATATTACTGTCCTAACATAGAAAAGAAGAAAGCATTTACTGTAGATGATTTTAAATGTGGTATGAAACATTGTGATGTAACTGCTAAATTGGATGAAATTATGTCACTAGGAAAAGAATGGCAGGATTCATCTTGGGCAGGTGCCAATGCTATCTTTAATACTGTGGGTGGTAAGGGATGGACATTTGTTAGAGGTGATTCCACCATCGATGATGGTGCAGTTAAGAATGCATTTAATAGAGTAAAGAATCAAACTAACTTATCTTCAGAAGACAAATGGAATCCTGCTGATATATGGATGGTGAAAGATAAGACTAAAGTAAAGAAACATCTTGATAAAGAAACTACTATTGATTGTTTAAACAATGCTCTATTACAATTGCGAGTAGAAGAACAGTTAGTTGGTATATCTTTGAAGAAGATTGAAGGTTCACCTAAGATAAAATTGTTGAATGATATACCTGCTGCAGAGAGAAAGCAGAATGAGAAAGCACACTTTGCAAAGTACGATTTAACATTCGATAATGGTAGAAAAAAAGATAATCATCCTATGGATGTGTATTTGTACTATGGTACAAGTACCTTTGAGAAGTTTCAAGCAAGAAACTTTGGTGGTCCTACTAAGGGTGATTGGAAGTTAGAATTAAAAGGTAAGTCTGCTGCACAAGGTAAGATACAAGGTAAGAAGGTGCAAGAACTATTGAAGGATGCTAAGTTTGGTACACTAACTGAGTATGGTGCAACAGATACTTGGGCTAAGGCTAAGAATGGTAAGTTAGATGAAGAGATTTATAATTTACTGGTAAAATATAAGGCAAAAGGTTTAAAGAATAAAGCAACTGATCTGGCATGGATTAAAACAGAGGCAGAACAAGCATGGAAGTATAGTAAGTATGCGGGATTAAAATTATTGGATTGGGTATCATCTCATAAAGATGCTGATCAGATAATGAAAGAGATATATTTGTACGCATCCTCACAGTCAGACAAGTCTTCTGTTTACTGGAAACTCCAGTAAACAAACTGGCACACTACTGTCCCATTACCCTCTAAAATGGAGTATAATACAGGGGTAATGAAGAGACACGTATGCCTAACAAGCACCTTGAGCATCCAGAAGATTCGATTCTTCAAGGACGTAGAGTTGCAATAGATGCTATCAAGGAACTTGTGACGGTTACTAGACTGTCTGTTAAATGGGACGGTGCTCCTGCTATGGTATTTGGAACTAACCCTGAGAATGGTAAGTTCTTTGTTGGCACTAAGTCTGTCTTCAACAAACGTAAAATTAAAATCAATTACAGTCATGAGGACATTGATCAGAATCATAAAGGAACTGTCGCAGACATTCTTCGGTTGGCTTTTGATCACCTTCCTCGTATCAATCGTATTATCCAAGCTGATTGGATCGGTGTCGGTGGGGGCAATGTTTATTGTCCTAATACTATTCAATATAGTTTTCCTTCCACCATCATTCAAAAAATAATTCTAGCACCTCATACAGAGTATACAGAACTTAGTCCTACTGCTGAGGGTAAGATCGGAGTTAGTCTTGACTCTACTTCTGATTGCTACTTTGTTGATACTAATAATGCTGTAGTAGAACCACCTTTAGGATGGAGACACCTAGCAAAGATACTACCTACACTTCTAGTCGCAAAGGTTCCACAATCCCGCACCGAAGTAGCAAAACATATCAATTCATTTATACGACAAGGTATACTTCCGCATCCTCAGGAAATGTACGATACATTAGATGCTAAATATAAGGGAGAAGTCAATGTGAGTACCTTTAAGGTATGGCATAAAATCTTCCAACTGAAACAGCGTCTACTCGATGCGATTTTTGTAAATGGAAATGTTGAATGTTACATCGATGGTGAATCTTCTCAGCATGAGGGGTTCGTGACCGTTTCAAATAATCCGTACAAAATTGTAGATCGGTTGACCTTTAGTAAAGCAAACTTTAACCTTAGTAAGAATTGGCAGAATGAAAAAGTTCAGTGCTTTCCTAACTGAAGCCGAAAGATCCTTCGCTTCAAAAGAAGCAGAGAAATTAAAACTTAAACATGTAGGGTATGGTAAGTATGCCGATATCAATGGCAACGTTACTCACTTGTCTAAGGATGGTAAACTAATAAAGGTTTCTGCCCAACAAGCAGCAACTGGGACGCAGCAAAATGGAGGAGAAGAAACTGGAAGCGGCGAGGGTCAGGTCGATCAAGGTAGCATATCTGTTACATTTGGAAGATTTAATCCACCTACTGTTGGGCATGAGAAACTTTTAAACAAGGTGTCTCAACAGGCAAAGTCTAGTGGAGGAGAGTATAGAATATATCCATCTAGATCTGAAGATCCTAAGAAGAATCCTCTTGATGCAGGAACTAAAATTGGATTTATGAAGCAAGCATATCCTGATCATGCTAATGCTATTCAAAATAATGAAGAGATGAGAACTATCTTTGATGTTCTTACTACTCTTGATGGTGAAGGATATAGTTCAGTAAATTTAGTAGTTGGTGGTGATAGAGTTAGTGAGTTTAATAGTCTTGCACAGAAATATAACGGAGATATATACACATTCGATGAGATCAATGTAGTTTCTGCGGGAGCAAGAGATCCAGATGGTGAAGGTGTGGAAGGTATGTCTGCATCTAAACTTCGTAAGGCAGCAGCAGAAGATGATTTTGATTCCTTTAGAAAGGGAATGTCAAAAGGTTTAGGTAAAGATGGTACGGAAAAGTTATACAATACTTTACGTCAAGCAATGCAAGTAGAAGAATTTGGTGACGATTTTGCTGAAGCATCATATTATTTGTATGAGATCGCACCTAAATTAGATCCAAGGGGTTTGCGTGAAGCATATTATGATAAAGGATTATATCCTGTAGGAGCTCTTGTAGAGAATGATAATACAGGGATCGTTTCTAAAGTTGTTAGTCGTGGTAGCAATTATGTCATCTCTATCGATGAGCGTGATGGTATCTATCGTTCTTGGTTGAAAGACTTAGTAGAAATAAATGACATTAAGTATTTTAATTGGAAACCTGCTGGTGAGGTTGGTACAGATCAACTTGACGATTATGTTAGAAAATTAACTCCAGGTGAATTCATTCGCAAGCTAAATAAAAGGGACAAGACTTCATCATAAAATGTTAGACACCAATAGATCACCTCTACCAGACATGACCGATGCGTATCGGGAAATATTGGAGAAGAGTAAAAAGGATAAAGACCGTTGGCAAGATGATGACGGTGATGGTAAGTGGTACGAGAAAAGTGATGTAGATGGTAAGGTCTCCAAGAGAGAGAAGGAAGAGAAGAAGAAAAATCAGAAGGAAGAGGTTGAAACAACAGAGGGAAAAAAGATTAAGGTAGCAAAGTCTCGTACTACTACTAGTGATAATGCAAGCACTACTACTAGTAGACCTGATAAGGGAGGGTGTGATGCTTAGTTTTAAAGCACTTAACGAGAAAAAAACTAAAGTCAAGATCAATCCTAATCTTAAGGATGTGATGGAGAAATCTGATTGCGAATGTGATACTCACGAATCTCATGACGAGTGTGGAGATGATTGTAATTGCAATCCAGTATCAGAAGCAAAGAAGAAAGATGATACATACTTAGAGACCGACTTTAAGAAACGCCTGAAAAATAATGAGAAGGCGAGAAAGGAACTTATGAAAGGTCCGCAAATGAAAAACCCGCACTTGGAATCCTATGACAGTCAAGAAGAAGTTTCAGAAGAAAGCACAGAAGAGAGCACTGAAAATTCGATCTTGACCTTTAATAATTTCCAAGAAGCAACTCGCCTCAAGAAAGAGAAGGGTTATAATAAGGGTGGTAGTAAAGATAAAGCACTTAACTTTGTTAAAACTAAGATCCGTAAGGAGATTGGTAAACCAGAAGGACAACGGAAGAAAGTTAAAGGTGCTAAGTCTGATGCTGGTACTGGAAAGTATAAGAGGAGAGCAGACGATAAGAAAGCATACGCTGCTAGAGCAAAGAAGGCAGGGTTTAAATCCACTCAAAATTATACTGATGTCGTAGCACGATATGGTGGAGAAGATAACTATAAGAAAGGTAAAGGTCTAGGCACATAAAGGTGCTATATAGAGTACCTATTCGGTACAAAATAATGATTAATTTTTTAATGCCCATTGCGATCAGTATCATCAACAAAGCAGTTGATAAGATACCTGATGATCTTGACTCTGTAATCAAAGACTTTCTAATTAAGTTGTTGAAGAAAGCAGCAGCTAAGACAGGAAATAAAGTAGATGACCAACTTGTAGTTGCACTTCAGAAGGCACTGCTAGAAAGTTAACTTTATAAATACTCATACAGAATAATTTCGGAGTAAATTTACCATGCCATTATGGGGAAAAACCGCTGCTGGTGCCACTAACAAGCCCAAATGGCTGCCAGAAGACGAAAATTCAGATTATAATAAGGCAACCGTCTATGCTAATACAGCAGGATGGGTTGTAGCACCTGGTACTGCCTCAAGTGGTAGTGACAATGTTAACGCACAACCAGAAGTTCTTGCTTGCATTGGTGGTCTATCGACAACTCTTGCTGCACCTACTGTAACTAAGATTCGTATCGTACAATCTACAATTGCAGCTGGTAGTAAGACAATCACTGCTGAAGTTACATGGGATGAGAAGGTAACAGTTGCTGGATCACCTCAAGTTGTAATCGCTAACGGTAACCAAGGTACAGGTAGTGGTCGTGGACCTCACACTCTTACCTATACTGCAACTGGTTCAACTGCAAACAGGAAGCGTTTCACAGTAGCATCACAAACTGTTGCTGAGGATGACGTATTGACACTGGGTGGAGCAAATGTAACACTTAACAGTGGTACAATTACTGACACAGCAGATGGTTCAACAGCAGCATCACTAGTACTCAGTGGTTTGACAGCAGTTACACTAACAGTTACAGCATAATAATATATGTTAATTGACGAACTGAATGAATCCAATTACATTCTGTTCGCCATTAAGCATTATGAGAATCCTTCCTCTATGACGAGGGAGGATTTTGATGAAGATATGAAACGCTTCAAGTATCTGAAAAGACTCTTGAAGCGTTATGTGCGAGGAGGTTCTTTAAGAACTCATCTTATTATCAATCATTTAATCATACTTTATAATGTTTTTGGTGAAGCAGCAACTCCCTTACTCTTTTTTAAGATGGAGAGGGAGTATTGGAGTTTGATAAAAACTCTACTACTTTATTTGAATAAATATCCTATAGGAATGATGCCATCTTTAGAGGTGGATCCTGACTTAGAAGAAGAACTGGAGCAACTCTAATGAACGAAGAAATGATGACAGCAGGTACAGGAGGGTTTAGTGGCAGTGCTACTGCGACTGGTCCTAATGCTGGATTCGATCCTGTATTACGTATGAGAGCAAAGCGTAAAGAGTTGAAGGGGTTAGTTGCTCCTGGTAATAAGTTATCTGACGGTAAGAAAAAGGTAAAGGAGAGTGTGACTGCAGTAAATAAACTTGCACCTAAGTCAAGTCTATTTCAATATAAAGTTTCTCTTCCTGAAATAGGATCTACTGTAGTATATGCTAGTAATCCAGCAGAACTAAGACAGAAGTTACGTTTGCTTATTAACTACAGATATCGTGGAGATATTACTATTGAAAGAATTTTACCTGGTGATGCTGGTAAGTTCTTTATGGATAAAAGACAAAATCATTTAAGAAATGTTAAAGAGAATGCTGATCAAGCAATGAAACAGCAGATGACTCGTCAGCAGATTGGTCTTGAGAAGAAGAAGTCAGGTGATAAGATTAAGCAAATTAGAATGGAGTTGCAAAAGAAAACTGCATCTCTTATGAAGAAGCAAAGAGCAGGTGGAGCA